GATTTAAATTTCTCTATTGATAAGTGCACTAGCACCAAAGAACGTTGCTACAACAGTTGCTTGTGCTATATAGAACATTTGTAGAAGTCCTGATAAAGCTTCTACTCTTTCTATTGATATAATATTAAAACATAACAACACTGTTATTGCTAACATACTAAACATTGCAACCCAAGCCATTTTTCTACGTTGATCTTCTTTGGCATTTCTATTTTCAATGTCAATTATATTTTTCATTTTTTTCATTTCATCATTATCAATATTGCCATTGCGATCTGAATCATATTTTTTATATTCAGTATCAGTTTGCAAATTTTTAATATTTCTTGACATGTCTATTCCTATATTTTATCACTTAAACATAAAACAAAATATTATTTTTTATTTATAATATATTGACATTTTAACACAAATGTATTATATATAATAATGTCGTAGCCTTATTGGTACGATTAATTTAACTTAAACCTTGCTTAAACACAGGAGGTCTATATGACTACTTATAAATTTGATTTGCTTGATAACAAGTACTTTTTTGTTGGATATGAGCCATTGATTAAAAGATTTAATCAACTATCTCAAGATTTTTCAACAAATACACCAAAATATCCACCATGCAATATTGTCAAGATTGACGAGAATAATTATGTAATTGAACTTGCGGTTGCAGGATTCACAAAGGATAATATTGATATTGAAAGTCATGATAATACTTTGACTGTCAAAGGTGAAATTGATACAAATAAAGAAAACGATTCTACTGAATTTGTTTATAGAGGAATTGCAAATCGCAGTTTTGTTCGCAACTTTGATCTTTCAGACACAACCGAAGTGAAAAGTGCAGAACTTAAAGATGGTATGCTTAAAATCTTTCTAGAAAATATTATACCGGATTCTAAGAAGCCAAAGAAAGTAAAAATTAATTCTTCTTCTGAGAAGAATTCTAAAGAATTTCTAAAAGAAGAAGGAAATAAGTAATATGACTATTTTAAAAAATATCTTTCAGTGGCTAGATAAAAAAGATAAGATCAGACAGACAGTAAACGAACTTAGTCAATTGTCAGATAAAGAATTATCTGATATTGGCATTGCCAGATGTGATATTAGGTTTGTGGCAAAAAATGCATATGATAAGGCAATCTAATGTGGCCTTATAATGTAGATGAACTTATTATCATTAATGACGGTTGTAAATAATTTTTAAGAGGGGGAAATTCCCCCTCTTTTTATATTGACATTTTTGTAAGATTGGATTATATTATAATATGGATACATTTTATACTTCAGCATTTTTACACTATAATGATATATGTTTACGTGGTTACGAGAATGGAAAGAAAATCCAGCGTAAAATTCCATGTAAACCATATCTTTTTATCAATTCTAAAAAAGAAGATTCAACATATCGCACTTTAAAGGGAAAGTACGTAGATCGTGTTGATTTTTCTAGCATCAATGAAGCTAAAGATTTTATTAAAAGATATGAAAGTGTTAGTGGGTTTGATGTTTATGGTCTTACTAATTGGATATATACATTTTTAAATGATACATATCCTGGAACAATAGAATATGATCCTAATCTTATATCTATTATAAACATTGATATTGAAGTTGCGGCAGATGATGGTTTTCCTGATCCAAAAATTGCAGATAAAGAAATTACTGCAATAACTTTACAGTATGGTGATACATATGTTGTTCTTGGATGTGGTCACTTTGTTACTGATAACCCAAACATTAAATACATAAAATGTGAAAATGAAATTAGTCTATTATTGAAATTCATTGATGTGTGGAGAAACATTAATCCGGATATTGTTACTGGATATAATATTAATAATTTTGATATTCCATATTTAGTTAATAGAATTAGACGTACACTTAACGAAACAATGGTAAACAAACTTTCGCCATGGGACATTGTTGAAAAGCGAGAAATAGTATTTGCAAAAACTAAAAAAACAGATACGGTCTATGATATTATGGGTGTAACAGCACTTGATTATCTAGAATTATATAAGAAATTTTCTTTTACAAATCAAGAATCATATCGACTAGATTATATTGCTTTTATTGAACTTGGTGTTAACAAAATAGATTATTCCGAATATGGTTCTCTATTAGATCTTTATAAACAAAATTATCAAAAATTTATTGAATATAATATTCGAGATGTTGAACTAGTAAAAAAATTAGACGATAAACTTGGCCTCATTGCTCAAGTAATGGCAATCGCTTATGATGCAAAAGTTTTGTATCTAGATTCCATGACATCTGTTCGTATATGGGATGTAATTATTCACAATTATCTTTTAGATCAGAGAATTGTAATTCCACAAAAAAGGCCAAGTTCTAAAGAAAAAAATATTGCCGGTGCATGGGTAAAAGAACCACTTATTGGAATGCACAATTGGGTAGTTTCTTTTGACTTAAATTCTCTTTATCCACACTTAATTATGCAATACAATATTTCACCAGAAACTTATCATGGATCTTTAGACATTAATGAAGATATTGTAGTAGATAAAATTTTAAATGGATATTTGGATGAATATAAAGGCGAGTTGCTTTCAAATAATTTAACATGTAGTGGTTCTGGTGTTTTATTTGAAAAGAATATTCAAGGGTTTCTTCCAAAACTTATGAATAAAATGTATGATGATCGCGTAATTTATAAAAATAAAATGATAGAAGCAAAAAAAGAATATGAAAAGAATCCTTCATATGAAAACGAAAAAGCAATTGCACGAAATCACAATTTACAATTGTCCAAAAAGATCCAACTTAACTCAGCGTACGGAGCTCTTTCTAATAAGTACTTTAGGTGGTACGACGATACGTTAGCAGAATCGATAACATTATCAGGCCAGTTGTCCATAAAATGGATTGAACGAGACATGAATAAATATTTAAATAAAATTTTAAAAACAGAAGGAATAGATTATGTTATTGCGTGTGATACCGATAGTATGTATGTTACGCTTGACAAATTGGTCGCTGAATGCTTTGATAAAAGTAAACCAACAACAGAAATCATCAAGTTTTTGGATAAAGCATGTAGCGAAAAACTGGAACCTTATATTGAGTCGTGTTACGAACGCCTTGGCAGATATGTTAATGCGTATTCTCAAAAAATGAAAATGAAAAGAGAAGCCATAGCCGATAAAGGTATATGGACTGCCAAAAAAAGATGTATTTTGAATGTATGGAATAATGAAGGCGTTGCATACAATGAAGCAAAAATAAAGTTAACAGGAATCGAAGCGGTTCGATCATCAACTCCTCGATCGTGTCGTGAAAATATTAAAAAATGCATAAAACTTATTATGGAAAAAGATGAAGACAGTGTAATAGAATTTATTGATAATTATCGAAATGAATTTTATAAACTACCATTTGATCAGATATCGTTCCCAAGAGGGTGCAAAGATATAAACAAATACAAACTTGGCGATTTATCATTGCCAATTCATATGAGAGCATCGTTGTTATATAATAAAACAATTCTTGAAAAGAAACTAGAAAATAGATATGAATTGATTAAAGATGGTGACAAGATTAAGTTCTGCTATATGAAACTTCCTAATCCACTCCGTGAAAATGTATTTGGGTGTCTTTCAGAAATGCCACCAGAACTTGGATTAGAACAATATATCGATTATAATATTCAATTTGATAAAGCATTCATTGAACCAATTAAAAGCATTCTTGGTGCTATAGGTTGGAAAATAGAAAAACAGGGATCACTTAGTGATTTTTTTTTAGGAGAATAGAATGAAAGATGATTTTGATTTTGGATTTACTCATGAACCAGATACAAGAGAAAATGATAAAAGTAAAGCACAAGAAATGTATGATATGATTATGCCTCTTTTAACTAATCTGAAGATGAATCCGGATAAGCCAAATATTCATTGGCCAGATAGAGTAAAAAAGATTGACATTTTTGCTGAAAAATTGTATAGTGTTCTTAATAGAAAATAAAGAAAGAAAAATATATGTCTCTACTTAATAGATTAATTAAAAATTCTACTATAAAAGAAACTGCAATATTAGATGAAAGTCTAATTTATAATGAAAAGGATATGATCTCTACTAGTGTTCCTATTGTGAATGTTGCATTATCTGGTAGTATTGATGGTGGGTTTGTTCCAGGACTTACAGTACTAGCTGGTCCATCTAAACATTTCAAGTCTGCATTCTCTTTTCTGATGGCATCAGCATATCTAAAGAAGTATCCAGAAAGTATTCTTCTATTTTATGATTCAGAATTTGGTACTCCTAAGAATTATTTTGATTCATTTGGGATTGATATGAAAAGAGTTATTCATACTCCTATTACCGATATCGAAAAACTTAAGTTTGATATTGTAAAACAGTTAGAAGAAATTGGCCGCGATGATAAAGTTATTTTAGTTATTGATTCTGTTGGCAATTTAGCTTCAAAGAAAGAAACAGATGATGCGCTTGAAGGCAAATCTGTTGCTGATATGTCACGTGCTAAAGCTTTGAAATCTTTATTCCGTATGGTAACTCCTAATTTAACAATAAAGGACATTCCTCTTATTGTAGTAAATCATACTTACAAAGAAATGGCTCTTTATCCACGTGATGTTGTTAGCGGCGGAACGGGAATTTATTACTCGGCCGATACCATTTGGATTCTTGGGCGTCAACAAGAAAAAGATGGAAAAGATATTACTGGATATAACTTTATTATTAATGTAGAAAAAAGTAGATATGTTAAAGAAAAGTCTAAAATTCCTGTAAATGTTTCATATGATGCAGGAATTTCAAAATGGTCCGGGCTACTAGATCTTGCACTTGAAGGAGGATTTATTGCAAAGCCTACAAGTCAGTCTTATCAATTAGTTGATCAGGAAACTGGAGAAGTTTCTGGTAAAAAGTACAAAGTTGCAGAAATTGAATATAATGATGAAGTATGGGAAGAATTGATTGCAAATACTGGGTTTGCCGAATGGATTAAAAATAAGTATTCACTAATTGGTGGTAATCTTATTAAAAAAGAAAAGAAAGAAATACCTGATTCATGAATTTAATTTCATTGGAAGATACTTTAAAAGAAGTATCTTATGATCATAAACTAGCAGTTACGCAGTGGGTGTTCAAACATCTTGTTGAACACGCAAAAGAGGGTGGATCATATCGTCATTTAATATACCAAAGACTTGGTTTTGATATTGATGCATATATACCACTTTGTGATGATGGTCTAACTATTTCAAATGAATTTACTCTCTCAAAGACGAAAGATTAAAAAGTTGACATTTTTTCGCAAATGGAATATAGTATTTCTATGGCCAAAAGATGAATGGTTTGCTTGGAAAGTCTCTAGGTTAAATGGAGGTGGATATAAGTATTCATACTTTCCATATACTTATTGGCGTATTGGTCCTATATTGATAAAGAGGTATTGGCGTTGATCGAAACTACTATATTATCACATTTGGTATTTAATGAGTCGTATGCAAGAAAAACTATTCCTTTTTTAAAAGATGAATACTTTCATAATCAATCTGATAGAATTGTTTTTAATTTAATTGATCAATATGTAAAGAAATATAATTCTGCACCGACAAAAGAAGTTCTACAAATAGAACTTAAAAATATGGATGGTATTTCAGAAAGCACATTTAAAGATTCAAAATCTTTAATTGAAGGACTTTCCGCAGAAAATACTGAAATCAATTGGTTATTAGATTCTACAGAGAAATTTTGTCAAGAGAAAGCAATCTATAATGCAATTATGGCATCAATTAAAATCTTGGAAGATAAGGGTGGATCCTCAAGTACAGGTGCTATCCCTAATCTTCTATCAGACGCCCTTGGCGTGTCTTTTGACGTTAGCATCGGTCATGATTATTTTGCCAATTCTAATGATCGTTTTGACTTTTACAATCGTAAGGAAGAACATATTCCCTTCGACCTTGATTACCTTAACAAAATTACTAAGGGTGGCCTTGTTCGAAAGACTCTTAACATTGCATTGGCTGGCACTGGTGTCGGCAAGTCCTTATTTATGTGTCATTGTGCTTCTCATAACCTGACACAAGGTAAGAATGTTCTCTATATCACTATGGAGATGGCAGAAGAGAAAATTGCAGAACGTATTGATGCCAATCTTCTTAATGTAACAATCGATGAACTTTCTACTATTTCAAAAGAAAGTTATGATAAAAAGATTAACAAAGTAAAGGATAAAACAGTTGGAAAACTTGTTATCAAAGAATATCCTACAGCATCTGCAGGATCTGCCCATTTCAGACATCTTATTAACGAGTTACGTATCAAACGAAACTTTGTTCCTGATATTATCTATGTCGATTATCTTAACATCTGTTGTTCTAGCCGTATTAAGTCAGGAAATAATATCAACTCGTACACTTATATTAAGGCGATTGCTGAAGAATTACGTGGTTTGGCCACTGAATTTAATGTTCCTATTTTTTCTGCTACTCAAACTACTCGAGGTGGTTTTGGGAATTCTGATGTAGAAATTACCGATGTATCAGAATGCATATATGTTAACGAGACGGTTACATTAAGAAACGGTAATAGCATTAGATTGGCGGATGTTAAATTAGGTGATCAGATTATATCTAATGATGGATATAAAACTGTTATGATGGTACATCATCCAAAAATCAAGCAATGCTATAAAGTTAAACTTAAGTCTGGTAAAGAAATCATTGTTTCCGGAGATCATATATTTCCAACTGATAACGGAAGATGTTCAATAAATACAGGACTGATAGTAGGATCAAAATTGAATAGTAAATGATTAAATCTCCTGTTGCTAAAAACATCATTCCTATAAATATATGATGTAGCGGCAACAGGAGATTTAATATATGCGAAAGTTAAATTCATATGAAGAAAGTATACCATTTACAAATTTGCTAAAATTGATACCAGATTCAAAAAGGTGTAACTTTGTGGAATGGTTAAAGTTGATACCTGATAACTTAAAACCAAGTAGAGTTAAAGCTCTCACACAAATAGTTAAAACAAATGGTTGGGAAACTGCACTTGAATTATATCTCGAATATTATTCTATAACTTCAAAAAAAGAAGAATTCATATAGCTTCAGGTGTCGTTGCACAGACAAAATATGTTGAGAAACTTAAAAATAGGCCCAAACCTAAAAATTTTAGTATATTTCAGAAAGAATATTGGGTATTAAGAAAAGGATTAACGTGCGAGGAAGCTGAAAAAAAAGTAAGATCATATCAAAAACAGAATCATAATAAAAGAACCGCAAACACATATTGTGGCATGAAAAATAAACTTAAGTTTTGTATAGATTACTGGCTTAATAAAGGTTATACTAAAGAAGAAGCTGATATCTTAAGAAGAAAATATCTTGTTCTAAATGATGAAGATTCTATGATTGCAAGATATGGGCCAGAAAAAGGTTCCATACTATATAAAGAAAGAGTAAGAAAATTTAAAGAATCTACCGAAAAGAACAGAAAAAATAGAAAATCAGCTGGATATGTATCAAAAGAATCTAAAAGCTTTTTTGTGAAACTTTATAAATTTTGTCGAAAATCCGGCATAGAAAAAAACGATATATATTTTGGTATAGATGGATCTAAAGAATTTTTTATTAGAAAACCTGGAAGTAAAAATTCAGGTCGGTTTTTTGACTTTGCAATACCTAAGATAAATTTAGTAGTAGAATATAATGGTGTATTTTGGCACCCTAGAAATGAAGAAGAATGGAGAAACCCATGGATTTTATTTGATGATGCTATGCTAATAGAAACTGAAAAAGCTGATATGTGTAAAGCTCGTGGATATTCTTTGTTTACTATTTGGTCAGATGATGATAAAATTAGCAAACTTAATGAATTACAGAACGAAATAAGGAAACGAATGAATGATTATAGACAGTGATATGTATTTGAAATGCGCACTTAAAGCCACACAACTATTACATCATGGATACTTTGCTGGAAAAATTGAACATGAAGATTTAACAAAACTTCTAATTAAACTTGAAACAGAAAAACTTGAAAAAGAGCAAATATCAGATACCAATATTGAATATAATGATACGGTTGTTTCTATAGAATATGTGGGCGAACTTGAGACAAAAGATATTTCAGTGTCAGGTGATAATCTTTTTTACTGTAACGGGATCTTAACAAAAAACAGTTTTGGACTTCCCGCGACTGCTGACTTGATGTTTGCTTTAATTTCAACAGAAGAACTGGAACAATTAAATCAGTTAATGATTAAGCAGTTGAAGAATCGCTACAATGATCCTACGATTCATAAGCGTTTTGTTATCGGAATTGACAGAGCTAAAATGCGATTATATAATGCAGAAAGTTCTGCACAAGATGATATAGTTGATGATACTCCTGCATTTAATAACAGTAAGTTTGGTAACAGAATGGATGATGAACGTAAAAGCAGAATAAAAAGTCTAATAACGTAAAAAAATTGTTGACATTAATATTATAACATGTTATTCTATATAAATAAGATTATGAAAACACTAACCGCTACTAATTATAAAGAATGTCTTTTTAATAACGGAACTCAAATTCCGGGTCGCAATGTGTGGTCAGAATCATGTAGTACCTGAACAGAAAATATTAATATAATTTTTTTGTTCAGGCTATCCTAAAAAGATAGCCTTTTTTATTGACATTATTTTGTCAATGGTGTATAAAGAGAATATAAGTTGTTGCTTCTTATATATAAGCAACCTTTGACTGGTACTTGATCCGAATGGACGAAAGGTGGTTTCCAGCAAAGTAGAAGATGATAACAATAGCTATCTCTTCATGAACATACCAAGGCAAGGTAGCTACTGCCGATTGTGGTTCAAGCAGCGCTCCTTCGTGGGGCGTTTAAGTGTGGAGGGTTCAATTCCCTAGGTATGTTCTTGAAGTGGTAATTGTTGTTTCGCTTATACAAAATTCTAATAATACAGAGTAATTAACTGAAATTATGGACAAATAATCCTGGTGGAAAGTGCGTCAGGTCGCGGCGGCTAGCCGTGGACGACAATCTGAGGTTAGGTTCGATTCCTATGATTTGTGTATTTTGTATAAGCGTAACAACAATTTATGTTGGTTGATAACATTTAAAAATTAGGAGGCTAAAATGTAACCTATATTTGATATCAACGATTGTAGGTAACAATCTATAGTATTGTTTCCTTCTTTTAATTTAAAATCAAATAATGATTTTGTGGGAGTTGGAAGCCCACGAATGCCAGCTACAATAATTGTGTGTTGTTATAAATGCTGGGTATAGTAGCAGCTACTAAAGTCTGCGTTAGCACAATCGTCTCTTCCACTAAAATCTACTCCGCGATAAGGGAGTTGCTGGATAGCAGTAACCAGCATATAATACAATAATATGCTCACCGGTAAAACAGGATACTTAGCAACTAGACGTAGGGGCTATCCCAAAGAGTAGGGCACTACCACCGGAAAGC